TCAAAAATGTCATTCAGGTATTGTCGGTAATAGTCATAATCACGTTTTAGGGCTTGTTTGGCACTGGCATTTTTAGTTTGCCGCTCTTGCATTGCATAATCAGCTTGCAAAGCTTGCTGAAAATCAGTCACAGATTCATAACCTTTGCGGTCCAAGTATTTTTTAAACTCAATCAGACGGGTCAGCGAGCGGTGATAAACGCGCACCAGGTGCTCGACATCATTATTTAAAAAAGTCTCTAATTTATGGTCAGGGGTTTGCAGGGTGCGCATTTTGGTAGGCTTAGCGCTTAAGCTGATGCCAATATCATGCGCTTGCTGCTGGACCCGTGTTCTTGGGCTGATGTTTAAAATAGTATCAACTGTTTTATCTGCATCCAAGTACAACTCTTCATCTTCTTTAAGCCGTCGAATGTGTTTTTCAGCTTGCGCTTCAAGCTTATCGGCACGTTTGCTATTGCCGGCCGCACGGGCCTGGGCTGCTTGATTGAGTAAAATTTCACCTTGGCGATTGTAGATAACCTCACCTTGGCGAATGCGCTCGTTCACTTCTTTGAAATCGTCATGCAAAATGTTGGTGAACTCATCGCGGAAAGCAGTGATACGGTCTTGGTTGTACATGCGTAGCAAGTAGCTAATCGCCGTATTTTGCTCAATGTCAGGACTGAAGACGCCTAGATCAATCAATTCTTGTTTCAGTGGCTCAAAAATGTCGCGACGTAGCATGTTGGCGGCTTGTTCTACTTGCGGGATAGTTGATTTGTCCCCGCGTCTTAGGGCAAAAGCTACTTCTTCTTTAAAAGTTGCGTAATCAAGATGTTGTGGATTAGCGCGGTTTAGGCGTGATTTAATGACTGATTGTAAGCCTTTGAGCGGGCCTTTGGTTTGCGTTAAGTCGTAATACAGATTGTGTAGCTGCTCAATGGCTTCTTTTTGTCGTCCAGTACGGATATCCATTAAAGTTTCAAGCGCAGGGCCTGATGACTCACCGCGTAGGTGTTTCGGCGCTAATAGATTAGTCTCGAATAAATCTCTGGTTGTTTCGCGCACAATCGGGAAAGGCGCTTGTAAGCCATCGGTTAAGATGCTGGTATTTTGGCCAAATACACGGGTTAAACGTGCCGCATTTTGTCCAAGATTAGCCAGGCCCTCAGAATTAAGTCGTGCTTGACGATCAACTACAGCAGCCCCTAGTGAACCTGGGCTGCCGGCAGGACTATTAGGTTGCGGGGGTTTGGGCGTTTGTGGGCCCAAAAAAGGTGGTTCAGGTGGTAGGCCTGTATCCCCCAAGATGTCATCCACGCCAGCTTTTAAGCGATTGCGGGCCACCACACTGACACTCGCGCCAATGCCGCCGAGTAACACACCGGCAATAGCGGCATTGCGGGTTGCGCGTATTGAAGACTTGATATCACGAAAACGTTGTGTTTCATGAAGAGCTGCTTCCTTGACAGCTGTAATGCCCGCACTTTCAGCCCCCGTGGCTAGTGCTGTAGCACCAATTTGTACGGGCGCACTGGCGCCCCCTGTTGCCACAAAAGTCGCGGCACCAGCCGCTAGATTAATCAAACCTGATGGGGCTAGCACTTGACCGAAGATCAACTGATTAACTTGGCCGGCCCAGTCTAAGTTACCCAGCACGGCTTTGTTTTTCAGTTCGCGGTCAATGTCGCGCTTGGTCAGCTCAACTTCATCAGCTGTTTGGTCAAACTTGAACTCGTCTTTATACAGCTCATAACCGGTGATATCGGCTTTAAAATCAAGGTCAACTGCACGGCCCGCTTCATAAGCACGACGACTGCCTCGAGCCTGGTAGCCGCTCAAATAGCTACCTAATTCATTGGTGTCTTGTAAACTGGCACGGGTGGTATCTAAGTTAAAAAACCCATTACGCGCGCCCTCGTCTATCGGATTTTTAATAGCGGGATAAGCAAATTGCAGGGCTTGTGCTTCACTGATGCCAGCCATTAAGGGAGCTCCTGCTTATGTTGTTGTGCCTTCAAACGTTCGCGCGTGCTTTGTAGCTCGAGAGCTGCTCGTGCCGTATCCACTTTTGGCAGGTAAGGGCTGATGACCTCACTATAAGGGTCTGGCACATAGCGCCAAGGACCACCGGTTGTGGGGTCTTCAACGAAATTAAACAAACCATTTTTGTCATAATAATACATTTGATAGCTGGGTCGTCCTTGGTAGCCAATCCAAGTGAGCGCGTCCGCTCGCCACAAAACATCAACTCGTTCGCCATCCTCAAGCTCTAGTTGCAATTGTTTGCCGTTGTTCAAAGCTTTAGTGCTGTAATCAGCGTTGGAAGGGTCAGGGCGGCCAAACTCTGCGGGTATTTTATATTTTGTAGCACCGTCAATTTGTTGTGAGAGGTCCGCTAATTGATGCAAATCACGCAAAGTGCCATTGGTGATAGCGGCTTGACTTAAATCTGGCATAAAGCGTTCGACTGGCCCTTTACCAAAATCATCTGCTTTGCCAACAATGCTGGAATCACCATAGTTACGGCCAAATTCAGCTTTGAGGTAATTTTTAAGCTGGTCGCCATCTATGCGACGCGTGCTATAAAGTTCGCTGGCCGCGCGCCTAATGGTTTCGATATCGCCATCAGGTATTTTGCTCGGGTCATTAAACAAGTCAAACCAGCCTTTTTTTGCGCCTATAATATCAGCCACTGTGGCACGCAGACGCCTGGAGTTAGTCGAGGGGTCGTAATTCCAATATGGATCAGATTTAAAAAATTCGGCGCGCTCACGTCTGGCGGTTTCAGTGAGTGGATCGTTTTGTAAGCGTGCTTGTTCAAGGGCACGGGTTGGCTCCCAATGCAAACTGTTTTGCCAAAAAAGTGCGTTGCGTAAGGTTAATTTGCTGTCTTTATCAAGCTTGTCTAATGCTTGAAATTGTGGCGTATCTAAAGTTTTCAAAGCATTGAGCCATTGCACGCCTATATCTAAATCGCCATGCAAAATATGATATCTAGCGTCTTGATCAAATTCGCTGACCGGCGCATTTAAAACACCCATGATGGATGCTTTGGTGCGGGGGGAATCATCACCTGATTCGCTTAGACGTGCTTGATACCAGTTGTTAAGCTCAGTATCACTGTTACCGACTTGTCGTGGCGCACCAGTTGCTATTTGTAGGTCAATGCGGTTATTAGCCTTTAATTGCTTATTTGATGCTAAATCGCGTCGTTGCAACTGTGTCATGCGCTGATAGAATTGGCTAGGACTTATATCGGCATTAACTCTGGCGCTTTCTAAAATCTCTTCAATTTTGTTCGTTGGCACATTGGATGCTATGGCGTACTCTATGCCATCATCAACGGCACTTTGTTTTTGTCGAGCGGACGCGCTGACTTGACGTTGTAATCTGCTTGCCGTTTCAGGTGTTAATATCTTTGAACTTTGTTCATTTTTAAGCACTAGTGCTGCCTGTGCTGGGTCTAGCTCGCTCAACCCTTCAATATAACTAGCTCTTAACTCAGAGTCGAATTCTCGCGCTGCTTTGTCGCGTTTGTTTGAGTTAAGTAGTTTATTATTTTGGATCAGACTCAAACCTTGCGCACGATTTTGTTCGTAAGTGCTTGGATCGCTTTTTGTCAGATTGCGCAACAAATCACTGGTAGCAGACAGTTGATTGACAGCTTGTCCTATCAAAGCTTGCTTGTGCAACTGCTCCCCAGTTTGCGTTACATTAGTTGTTTGGCTCGCAAACACACCTTTAAGATGATTACGGGCAATTTTATTAGGTGCGGCATCCAAATAACTTTTATGAATGGCATTAATGCCCTCATCTAGGCGTTGCAAATACGCAGGGTTCGCCTCGCCTACTTTGTCGCGTAAATCATTAAGTAAAATATTAGTGGCATTTTGAGCGCCTGCTCGGGCTTGCACATCATAAATTTTAGCCTCTTCAGCTTGTAACTGACGCGCAAAAGTAACACTTGCGTTACCGAGCGCTTGCAAAGATTTCGCAGGTTCTGCAAAGGTGTCAGCATTGAGTTGCTGGTTTCCCGTAGAACTTGTGTGTTGAATGTTGGGACTATCAGCGCGTGGTATGGCCACAATTCTTCCCTAAACTGTTGTGCTAGTACCCTTGTTCAAACCATTATACAAAAGTCCTGCACTGAGCAAACCGCTGCCTGCATTTGCAAGCCCACTAACCCTAGCATTGCGGGCACCCTTGCGTTGAATCACGGCGTTTTGGCGCATATTTTGTGATTGCAAATCAGCTTGGTATTGTAACATCTGATTTTCTAAACTGCCCAATCGTGCGGTTTCTTCCATGAGCAACAAAGGGCTGCCAGTAATGTCAAAACCAGACTTAGCTATTTGCGCGCGTTGCTGGCTTAAGAGTCGCTCAGTACGACTGGTATTTTGCTCGATAGCAAAACGAGCGGCGTTTTGGCCTTGTATTGCCTCATTATTGGCAATCTGGGCATTGTAATGAGCTGTTTGCGCTTGTGACTCACCACTGACTACAGCACCCGTGACTGCGGCTACCGCCCCTGCGACCATCATAAATTCAGCCATGATTAATCCTTGCATAGCGTACATGATTGCGCCCTAAGACATCATAGGCGCGCATTAAGCCTTCTGGCTCAAAGCCTAATAGTTGAGCGAATTTGTGACCCTTATCAAAGTTTTCCAATACGCTGGTTTGTATGCGATTTTCGGTTGCCACATCCAGCACATCATTGAGCGCACGGGTTAGTATTAGAGAAGATTTGCCAATGTCGTCACTGACTAAAAGCCACGCCTCACTTAAACCCCGCCACAAAGGTAACAAGCCCCAACAAGCTAAAACACGCTGGTTGTCCACTAAACTTTGCGCAATGCGACAATGAGCTTCCAGCATCCGGCCATAAGATTCATCAAGCTTGCCAAGTGTTGCCAGCTGGAACTTAGCTAGTTTAAGGTCGACTGCATGACGGGCTTGGAAGGTTTGGATTTTAAGTGTCACTGATTTGCACCCCGCATTCTAGGCTCAACACGCCCCAGGGTAGGGGTGATTGGCTGCCAAACTTAATACCACGGGTGCGCGTAAAGCCGCTGGCTGGCTTAATCCGTTGAATGCCGGTAAACAATTCTTGAGCGGTGTCATAAGGCGTTTTAGTTGAGCGTAAATGATAGGTATTCTTAGAACCTGCACCTAATACTTGGACATAGCCCGAGCCTGCTTCTAGTAAATGGATATTAATTTCAGTAATACGGCCCATTTGCCCTTCAGAACTGCCTAAGCTGCTACCTGCTTCCCAATCAAGCGTTTGGCCATAGTATTCATAGGGTAAGCCTAGAGTTATTTTAAAAGGCGCTCGTTTGAGCGTAATTTGACCATCTTTGACCGTGTGAGTGCCCAAATCTGCGCCATCGCCAAAGACTTGTAGTGATACGCCTTCTAGGAAGCCTGAGGTACCAACGGTGTGACTGCCCCAGCCCCAAGTCCCTGGCTTCAAAACCAATTCTGGTAAGCTCTCACCTTGAATGATGATTTGGCTAGGGCTTGAAAGACCAATAACTTGATAGGTGTCAAGAATGCGATTGAAACCATCCTGGTTGGCGCTAAGCAAATAAAAAGCGTCACCAACTCTCAGCTCGCTAAAGATGGGGTTATTTGCTGTCACTAAAAATTGTTTAGCACTGGTGGTTAAGGGGCTAATGGTAATTGATTCGGTGCCAGTACGATCTATTTGCAGCGCACAATCGAGTTGTACGGCATTGAATAAATCGCTATCCACAAAATAAGGACTTAAACGCTCAAAAGTTTGACTGCTTTCATCATTGAATACGCGTGTAACAACCAAATACAATTGCGTGAGCGCGCCTTGTTCGACACAGCAAATACTGTTGACGAAGCCGCTCAAATTATGTCGGTGCCAGGCAATCGTATTTTGCGTCTTGTCAAAAGTTAAGCCAATCAATACGCCATCGGTGCGTAAACACCATAAAATCTCAAACGGCAGGCGTTGAACGGCTAATTGTTTAATACCAGGACCTGTAATGGGGGAATTCAGTAGCGTTATATCTTGTGACTCAAAACCGTCCAATTCAAAGCTGTAGGCCAATTCACGGACTTTCTGGCCGCCTGCCTGAATGCCCAAGACCGATTTATTCATGATAACGGGCGGCACCGAGGTGAAGCCATAAGCGACGTCTTCAATAGCACGGGCGGTTTCAGCATAAAGCGCCAAATCACGCACATTAGAACTGCCGATAGACCAGAGGGCGTTACTGGTGCCCGCCATTAAGGTTTTAAACGGCAGCAGCCAACTGACACTGTTGAATTGTCGTGATAATAATTTAAGCGTTAAGGCGTCACTGGCATTGGTTCCTGGGGTGAAATTGTAATAGTTGCCAACGACAGAGGCCCAGAGTGTTTGCGGCTCGACACGCGTGCCTGCTAGATGCAAGCGATCTTCATAAAAAGTGGCCGTAGCTGGATAGCCACTGCTGGCACTCCAAGAACCAAGTTCCCAGTCAGTTGTAGCAGTGAGTGGTAATGCGCCTGTGGTTTGCGCGGTCACCACTGTGGGGCTTTGGAAGGCCGTAATGGTGGCGATACTTGTTGAAGAGCCCGCAAATTGTATTAAACGGCCGACATCCGTCGATAAAAAAAGCGGGCTACTACCAGTTATTTGTACCACACCTGTAGACCCACTCGCAGTCAATGTAGTGCTTGTAGTATTAGCTGGCATAAAAGGCTGAGATGTGAAATTTATTGGTTCAAAAAACCAAGAGTTGTCTGCATAACGGGATAAGCGCTGTGGTGGATAATTTTGATGGGTAAAAAACAAGACATCGTTGGACTGGATAACTTGGAGCGCGCCCAAATCTTGTGATTGATAGGGCGTTGGCACTTCAACTGCGGCCCCATTTTGCGTGATAAGTCCGGTGAGATTGTAAAAGCGGATGTAACCGTTGCCAAGTTCGAGGACATAAGAGGTCTCACTGTTAAATTGAAAAGGCAGCAAACGAACATTTGGGTCATTTATTTTTGTTTGGTTTTGATACAAAGTGCCAGGTCTGGCAATCATGCCACCTGTAGGCAAACACACAGCATTCAGCGCGTCCGCCAAGGCATTGCGTATGCGATCGAAATTCTTCTGTGCCTGCACATTGCGGGCCACGATGCCTGTGGCAAATGAATTTTGAAAATAATTTTGCCGGGCCATTAATAAGGCTCTAGATAGCCGCTGGTATAGCGACAAAAATACAAGTCATCGGTGTTCAAAAATTGAGCATTATGGTTTTCTTGGCTGTCGATGCGTTTGGCGTCCATTAATAATTGCATGAATTCCGCTTTCAAGGCTTGACCTTTGCTTTCCGCGCCACTGACCATATAAGCAATTTGACCGCCTAAGAGGGTTGATAAGCAATCGGTGAACAGGGCATCAAATTGATTGGGGTCTTTGATATTTCGGACATAACGTAAGCGCATAAAGTGCGTGCGCGCTTTAATAAATTTCTGTTCTATCTCATAAGGAATCCGATAGGGGTGGGTGATGACATCTATCTTGATGCAATCATGTGGCAGGGCAAAATAACGCTCCCCCGGATTGATTAAGGGGGCGGTATAACGGCCAGGGCCATAAAAACTGAGGCGTGGACTGGTGCCAGAGCAATCGTGGTGATGGCTATATAATTGGGCGAGTTCGGCACTTTTAAGGGCAAAATGCCAATTGTGCAGGCGCAACAATTTAAGTCGATTGGGCTCATACATAAGATTAAGCGCGCGTGCGACATCACTTTCAGGATCGTCAAGGGCGGTCGGTGCCACCCCAATTTTCAGCAATGCTTGATTACAAATGTCATCGGTTGAAAACATGGGGTGGCGTCCTTTTAGTCGTTGACTACATCACACAAAAAGGCGACTTGGTCAGGGGCGACCGTCATGGTGCCTGCGGTCAATTGCAAAACAATCAATAAAGTGCCACCTGGATTTTCGCTCAAACCTGCATCTTCCCAGGCAAAATTATTGGCATTGCCGGGCGCACGATTAAGCCAAGCCAGTTCAAAAGGCTGGGTGTGAGCGCTTTGAATGTCAGCATCAGCAGAAGCAAAGGCTGTAGCATTGAGCAACGTGCCGTATTGCGCATTGGTGGCCCCACTGATGGGCATTTTAGGCGCATTGGTGCCAGCAGCTAAACCAACATTGAAAGTTAGACCTGATGCACCCGTTAAGGCTTGGTCCAAGAGCTTAATGCTACGCACTTTGTCATTGGTTTTGATTTCGGCCAACACCACAATGTCTCCGTTATTATAGGTGACATTGCCAGGCGTAACACCCGGCGCATAGGAGCCTGAAGCATTCAAAGTGACATTAAAAGAACGGGGTTTACCGTATTTTTCTGATGTGGAGTTGCGTCGAACATAGCCTTGACCGTTAGGGGTCGTATTAACAATCTGGTCTGAATAAAAAGTTGCCATGATAAATTCCTTGTAGGTTACGGCTTATGAAGCGCAAGAGGCCACGACCACGGCAGTTTCTTGGGTACGGCAGGCGGTTGCGATGCTCATATCACCATAAACTTGGATGGCATAATGTTTGGTGGGTAATTCGCTAATGCGAGTGCTGATGGGTTTGCGCACGCCAAATAACACGTGGGGTCGGCTTAAGAAAATGACCTGTTCATTTCCATTAGCGTCTCTGGGTATGTATTCTGTGACTTTAATTTTAAAGCCTGCCCAGTTGTCGATAGAGCCTTGGTAAGCACCCCGAACAATGTTGTAGTTGGCATCAGCCACATTCTTTTCTTGAATCAAATTGTACATTTGGTTCGACGACATCAAACAAACACGATCCTGCATGGGCACAAAACCAGCATTCAGAATAGCGCCTGCTTTAGAAATCTTTTCAGTGGTCAATGGCAAAGGTGTGGCACTGTTACCACCCGCTTGAAAATGCACATCCAAATATTGGCTGGCAGGCAGCGTGAGCGCTTGAGAACCGCTGGGTCCGCCATAATTGGTGCCGAGCACACCGCTGATAATGGCTTCGTCCATTTTACGACCTAAGCCTTTGGCGACTTCGCGCACATAAGCGATTTGGTAGTCAGACAAAGAGCGCCATTGGTCTTCGCGGTCGAGTATGAGTGCTGCAAAAGCATCTCTGGGCTGGATACGGCGCTTAGAAAATTCAGGCTCTTGGTAAGTGGTATCAGCGTGACGGGTATCTTTCCACTCAGCGACCACTGAGCCGATTTGATTCCACTCATATTGGCCAAGGCTTAGAGGTACTTCTGTGACGCAATCGCGCAAAATTGAGCCTTCTTGCTCAAACAGCGATTGGAGGACGGTGTTAAATTGGGTCTGAAAGGCGACCGTTAAGATAGGCAGATTTTGATAGCCAACTTGTGACATAGTATAAGTCTCCGAAAAAGTAAATCCATGTGTTTTTTTCGGTCGCTTATCTGGATAACCCCAGGACGTCCTAGCTGTACGTGCTTACACGGCACTTAAATGTGCGTATTTGGCAGGACCACATCCAGTGGCTTGTCTGCAACAATTAACATTCTAGCGTAAAAATATTGGTTTGTGAGCTTTAAGCCGTGGCTAATTCATGCAAACGCATCCACTTTTGCTTAAAATCTGCGTCATTAGACACTTTCTTGATAAAATCCGGGTCAGACTTCATAGCGTTAATTTGCGCTTGGGCTTCACTGGGGGTGGTACCCCAACTAGAACTTGCTGACAAGTTGACCCCTTTGTGTTCAGCATGCAGCTCAGCCAAAGAGCCTAAGAACTGCACAAATTGTGCGCTGTTTTTGAGATTGGACTTATTGTAAATTTCCAAAATTTCGTCGCCGCCGCGCTCTTGGATAAAGTTCACCACTCCTTTTAAGCGTGCGTCAGTGGCCGGCCCCCAAGCTTTGTCAAGGGCGTGCCGGGCATCAGTCGCTGTTTGCTGCTCGCGTTGTTCATAAGCTTGGCGTTGTGTGGCGACCAATTCCGCATATTTGTTAAACAAAACGTTAGCTTCATTTTCCGGCACGTGCGCCTCTAGCATCGCTTCTCGAAACCATTGTTCGTCTACACCTTCTTTTGAGCGGTCTTCAGGCAGTGTCAGCTTGTAAGCGTCAGCGGCCTTAGGCACACCTAATTTCTCACGTATGGTGACTAGCTGTTCTGGGCTAGCATCTTCTATGCGTTTGCCAATCAGTGAACGTTGGTTTTCGTAAGATTTCAATAAATCATCAGCTGATTTGAAATCTTTAAGGTAGGGTTTGGCGCGATGCTCTTCACTGAAGGTATGCGTCCAATCGGTCAGTGCGTTGGGTGTTGTCGCCTGTTCTGTTGTCTCAGGCACCGCTTGTAGCAAATTATTGTTTTGTGGGGCGTCCCTGACAGTGTCGGGCTGGTCGTTGGCTACATTTTGCTCGGTCGTCATATAGCAATGTCCTCGATGGTATCATTATTAAACAGTTCTAGCTTTTGTTCATCTATATTGATTAAACGTTGCAGCTCAAGATAAACCGCCCGCATCCCTTCGTTATAAGCGGTTAGATGAGTATCGGGGCTAAAAGTACCCTCATCAGCTCGGCAATAACGTTTTAGGTGATTTAAAATTAACTCGCCACTGGGTAAAAGCGCTATATCTTTAACGGCGCGGATTAACTGTAATTGCTGTTCACTGCATAGCATTCATCTGTTCCAATTGTGCACCAATATCGACAATTTTGGCCGCCTGGTCTAAACCTTGCTCTAGTTTTTGGCTTTGCTCAGCATCAGCCATAACTGCATTATCATCCGCTGTTTGTTTATCAACCACTTTTTTATCTAACACAACACCAGAAAACAATGGATAAAGTGCTGCGACCCCGCGGGCGCCTGCTTTCCAATCAAACTCTTTAGCCACTTCTGGGTCGATTTGCATGGCGGGTGTGATATTAGCAATAAATTGATTGAGAATATCTGCCCCAACTAACCTTTGCGCTTGTGACATGGGGCCTGAGTATTCCACGACTAAATCATGGTCTTTGATGGCGTCCGGTATGGCTGGCAGCTCGCCTGCTTTTTTCAATAATTTATAAACCCGTTGCACCAAGGGTCCGGCGTATTCATGTTCCAGCCGGGTGTTGGCAGGCGCTAATTGTCGAATCTGTTCCATTTGTCGGATACGGGCTTCGGTTGCCGTACTTCTGGGGTCGTCCAATTGCGATAAACGGTCCATAAAAAAAGCGGCACGGATGCGATTACGGACAATTTCTTCCATAGCCAACGCTGCATTCATGTCACCTGTGATAGATAATTGCTGAACTGTTGGTCGACCCATAGAGTCGAGGCCGCCAATAACAGTGTCTCCTGGGCGGTGATTGAGCTTTACATCCGAATTACTGGCAAGCAGTGTAACGGGATTGGCCATTTTTTCTTCCATGCGCAAATGACCCCAATGCATGCGTTGCAGCATTCTGACATCAGGAAGCGCCTGATTGCTTTGCGAGACACCAAACACTTGGCCTGTATTTTTCAGCCAACGCACGACAATGTAGGGCATGTCATCAAAGCCGCCTTCAGACATAATTTTGTCATCGGTCAAACACTGATAGGCTGAATAAAACGCATGACCAAAGGGGGCGCGACCACTGAAGCCCTCTTCATCGCTTGGGTAAACGATGTGCAAAAAAGGAATTTCTTCATAGGGGTCAGCATCTAATTT